AAAAAACCCACTATAAAAGTGGGCTTCGTCCTTCTTGGTAATATTGCCGACATACATACTTGTCTATCTTTTGTAAGGTGGATAAACTTACGTCTTTTCCTTCTAAGAATTTGTCTAAGTTGTACTGGTGGAACTTTTCACCTTTTAACTTTATTTCTTGTACTATTTGGTTTCGTGTTTTTCTACGCAGTAACTCCTGAAGTAACCTCCGTAGAGTGTAATCATCGATGTACATAACTAAAAGGGTAAATCATTCTTAGGTGTTACTTGTTCGGGTTTAATCCATTTACCTTGCGGTTGTTCTTCCGTCTTTTTGTAAGGCTCTGAAATCTTTACCGAAAAGTAAGTAGTTCCTTTTGCGCTTTGCTTAACCCATAACGCTATCTCTTTGTCTTGACCATCTACGTTAATAGTACCTTTGTAGTCAGGGTGCGTGTCCGCTTTTTTCTCATTTTTGAAGATTGCTCCTCCGTTTACTTTTGTTTCCATTTTTTATTTATTTATTTGTTTTACTTTTTCAATATACAAAACTGCATCCATAAGTTCTTCCTGTAGGTGTTTTAGCCATTCTAATGGACTTAATTCGTTTTCTTGTAGCGTAGTTCCATATTTCTCTATTCCGCGCTCTGAACGCGCTCTAAATTCGTTTATTACTTTTTCTACTATTTCGTCTTTTTGCATCTTATTCTGATTTAACTTTAACTATGTTGTATTTAATTAATGAACTATAATAATCAAATTTTACCTTTAAAAAAGGTGGATAATCTATAATCATTTCTTTAAATTTTTTAGAATCTTCTAAACTATTTGAATAATAATTCTCCTGTATATTATGACAAAAATTGCAAAGCAAAACTAAATTACTAACATCTTCATTTCCACCATTACATTTAGCTAATAAATGACATCTATAAGTGGTTGATTCAAAAGAACACCCCCAACAAATGTCATCATATAACTCCATATCATATTCAATACACCAATGATTTATTATAGATTTTTTAGTTGGCATATTTCTTTTCTGGCTCATATCGTTTCAAATAAGTGATTATAGTATTCTCGTGCTAACTCTATCTTTTCTTGGATTTGCCATATTACTGTTTCGTCACGCTCTATCTTAAATACTTTGATTCGTCTTTCGTTAGGAATGTTATCAAAGTTATGCTTCTTTTGTACGAAATCACGGATGTCTAAGTCTTCGTCTATCTTGTGTTGTTTCCAGTGTTCACGTCTTACTTCGTCTTCTACTATGTCGAAAGGTGTATTCATTAAGCAGTAACAAAGTAAAGATTCAGTCTTGCCCGTTAACCACATATAACCTTGTAATTGATAATAGTAGTCTTTGTTAGGTATTTCAGTTTCTAAGAATGGGAACGTTGTAGCATCCCAAGAAGATTTTACGTCTAAAAGTATTTCGTTCGTGTTTACGTCAGGCACACCGCTTATAAAGTCATTCTCGAAGCGTTCTTCATTCTTGTAAATGAATCCTAAGTTTAAGACATCGTTGACAAAACTAATAGCTTCGTCTTCTACTTGGTTGCCTTTGTCGGTATAACGTGACCAAAACTCTTTTTTAATTCCGTACTTATGTTCTAATACTAATTCTTGAATATAAGTCTTAGCTGTTTGCGATAGGCTCTCCCCTTTGGTTCGGGGGGTAGCCATTAACTTACCTATTTGTGAACAACGTATTTTCATAACTCAGTGATTTGTTTAAGTTGTGACGCATCTAAATCAAAAGTTTCAATTAGCTTTTCTATTTGATATTCTCCGTTCTTAATTGCTTCGATAGCTTTGTTAAAACGTGCGTTATCAATCTTTGCTTTCTTCGCTTTAGGTTGTTCGTCTTTTACTTGTTCGCCACTTGCGTCCGTGTCTTTGTCGGTAACTAATCCTAATGCCGAAGATAATGCGTATCTACGGAAGTATGTTACACCAGAACCGAAAGACTGATAGTCATTCATTCCTTTTAACGCTACTTGTGGTATTTCTACCATTGAATCAATACATTCACCGCTTTCTGCGTGGAATACTGTTGTGCATAGGTAAGTAGTACCTTCTTTAGTGTTTAAGGTTTGTGTGAATCCTAATCCGTGTTTTTGTAGTAATGGATTAATCACTTCAAAGATTTTAGGCAAGTCAGCGTAAGAATAGCCGTAGCCTTGTGTCGCCTTGTGAATTACAGGCACTTCTTGTTGGAACAAAGCCAACGATTTAAATAAATTTTTCATAGGTGTTAAATTAAAATTATAAGCAAATATAAGTATTATTTTTATATCGCAATCTATTTTTAGAAAAAATCATTCAATGGAAATAAAATTCCTTTACTTGTGTTTGCGTCACCGCCATATACATCACGAGTAGATTTAAGATATTTACGGCAAAGCCTTCTTAATTCGTCTTTTTCTACCATTACAAAGTGCTTTTCACTTAACCAATAGCAATAGTAGTCTGCTTCGCTTGTAGCTATTCCTGAAGGCTTATTTCGGCTTTCGTATTCTACGAATATGTTACCACTTTCTAAACACTTGAAGTCGCGTTTTACTTCAATCTTTTTACCAAGTAATTCATATAATGCAGTTTCGTAGGATAACCCTATTTCTAAATCGTATTTAAAGTCGCTATTGTGTTTCATATTCTTTTATCTTTTTTTTGTATGTTTCTATTATTTCTTTTAGTTCTTCTTTTGTGAACTTTCGTGTTTTCTTAGCTTCAGCTTCTAATAACTGAAATTCACCTTCGCCTATCTTTTTTAATAGGTTTTCACGATAATTAATTAAATTGCCCGAAAGGAACGTGTTACAATGTTCGCATTGAAGATGTACGTTGTTTTCGTCAAACCTTACGTTATAGTGATTGTTAGCGTTCCAAAAATGACCAGCATTTTCTTTCTTTGGCGTTTTTTGGCAGCTTATACATACGTTGCCTTTGTCCCTTAGTCTTATGTATTTATTAAAAGTTATTTGTGCTAATTTAATGTAGTCTTGTAGTGTCATTAAATCGGTTTTCATTTTAGCCTTCGTCTTTTTCCACGCTTTTGCTTTAGCTTCTTCTACGAAAACACGAATACACTCGTCTTTTAAACAGTGCTTTTGGTTAAAGCGCACAGGTTCAAACTTCTCTTTGCAGTTACGGCAGCGCATTTTATAAGTCTATATCTTTAAAATTAATTTGCTTTTTTAAGTCTATAACCTGACTTTTTAAATCAAGGTTTATAAGTTCTAACCTAAATAAACTTTTGTTAGCTATTCGGTATTCGTTTTCTAAGTCTATAAAAACACGATGTATCTCTTTAACGTCTTTTAAACTTTGTGACATAGAATCTATTAAGTCTTTTCTATTAGGGTGGTTTTGTTTTATTTCGTCTAATGATAGGCTTATCTTAGCGTGTAATGCTCCTATTTGAACACTTGTTTTTAGTAGTATTAAATCTTCCATAGTTTCGTGTTTTTATAATCCGCAGTAACCGCTGTCGCAGTCTTTGAAATCTTCGTCAAATAATTCTAATTGTAATTTGTGGTTTTTAATTTTTTCGTAAGTTACCCCGCTTTTAAATGTACATCCGTTTTTTTGTTCCATACGCATAAACCAATCAAACTTATTTTCGCTTTTAGTGCTTATGTGTTTTAAGAATATTTCGCTTCTGTGAAAACAACCTACGCAATTATTTTTGTATGCAAATCTAACAGGCTTATCCTTCCAATAGTTTTCGATAGTGTCTTTAAATATTCCGTCTTTTATTAGTGGAAAAGTTACGTTTCTATACGGTAGTTCACTCCATTTGTTACGACCATTCTTTTCTCCAACCTTAAATTTAAAATTTTCTATTCCATTTACTGACCTTTCAATCATTGTTTTGGCTCTACTCATTTCATTTGCCCTAAACCCTATTCTCATTTCTATTGGTAGTTCCGTGTTTTCGTAGCACCATTGAGCAATAGGTTTAACTTTCATATCAGTAGTGCAGTACCTTGTCATTTGATTAGGTAAGTAATTAGTTCCGTTAGCCATTTTATAGCTTTCTATAACTTCTTCAAATGTAGTTTTACTTAGCCACGTTATTTTTTTACCTATAAACTGCTCTAAATCTAACATCGTGTAAATTATAGCGTCTTCTTCAAGTGTACCTATAAATTCAGTTCCTATTTTGTCGCTTACAATTTGTCTTATTTTAGCATCTGGGAAAATACATTTAGTGTCGTTTGTTCTTACAAGTGCAAAAACATTGTAATCAGCAGGGTAATGAACCGCTATATAACTTGAAGTCTTACCCCCACTTAATGAGTTTACTGTTTTCATAATTAAAAAGGTGTATCTTCTGCTAATCTACGTAACTTTTCAGAAGTGGTTAATATTTCGTTTGTTTCTATTCGTGTTTGTACAAGAACTTGTGGCTTAGGTCTAACTGATTTTAAAGGGTCTACTCCGTTTACTGTAAACCCTAATCCCGAATTAAAGTCAAACATAATAGGGTCGTTTAATGCAGTATGCTTACCTCCAGTGTCCATATCTTTAACTTTTTCTACGTTTACCCAAGTGACGTATTTCATTAATTCGTGTTTTACTAATCGGTGAATTACAAACAAGTCATCGCATCGGTTGCTAAAAGCCTTACCCCCTTCGATATGGTCTTTCATAGGTGCTTTTAAATGCCCTTTGTATTCGCCTTCTTGGTATACGTTTCCACTTCTACCGCTTTCGCTATTTGGATGAGTGTTTATGTATATCGTAACTCCGTATTTATTGCAGAAATCACGACAAGTGTTTAAGAAATTATAATTACTTTGAAAGTCCATTTGCCTATCTAACCCCGTAAATGGGTCAATCAATGCTACGTTACATTCGCTTTCTTTAAATAGCTTCAATAAATCGTTTGGTTTGTACAATTCCTTATTGCTTACAAATTTAAACTGCTGCTCAAGTATCGTAGTACCTGTAGTTATTTGTTGGTAGGTTAAATCTTTAAATTTTATTCCGTAGTACATTTGTAGTAAATCACGAAGTATTGTAGCTTTCTTGTTTTCACCGCTCCAAATGCAGAACTTTAATCCGTGTTTTAGTGCAAGTGTTAAGAAATACCAATTTATCCAGTATGTTTTTCCCACGTTGTCGTGTCCTAAAATAATGTTTAGTTGGTTAGGTTTAAAACGAATGTACTCGTCTAAGTCGCATCCTATTGCTAATCCATCTTTTATTTTGCCGTCTTTGTAATCAATCAAATATTGTAGGCAATCTCCTTCTTGTGTTATCATTTGTTAGGTTTTAAAAATCCGAGTCTTATTGCTTTTTCTTCTTCAGGTGAAATTGATTCGGTTTCTACTTTGTTTCTACCTAACCAATTTTTAGCAGTCAAATATAATGAAGAGTATTTCTTATTGTTAGCATTGTTTTCTATTTGGTCTAAAATGTCGTCAATTTGTTGTTTAGTGTAATCAATACATAACTTATTAAATTCGTCTTTTGATAGACTTAAATGTTTAAAATGCCTATATATATATTCTTCTTTTAATTCTTTACATTCTTGTTTGTTTCCGTTTGGTTTACTACTTGGTTTTCTATTTGGTTTATCATCCGTCTGATATTCCTTATAGTTAACTATTGATATTAAAGTAGTTACGTTGGTTTTTTGCCTTACTACTTGGTTATCATTTTCGAGCATTAAAATAAAGCGTTCAACTTTGCCTCTTGACCACTTCCAACGCTTAGCTAAACTATCCAAATCATAACCTATTTGACCAACTTTTACATCAACACGAATACCTCTTTTAAAGAAATAGTTTTCCGAATGATTAGCTAACAACAACAAATCTATCCACGCCATCGAACGATTAAAAGGCTCTGAAAAGTATAAAGGGTTTTCAGTTATTTTTCTATGTAATCTTATCCAGCCACTCATTTTAAAAACCTTCTTTTGCTAATTTATAATTACTCTCATTTGTAAACTGTATTCCGTTCAAATCATAATTATATGTATATATTTCTACTTGAAATTCGGAACTACATATTAAATCGGGCAAATAACAAATCGATGAATTTTTATCTAAATGTCTTCCTATCAATGTAATTCTATAAGTATAATCATATCTATACTCGCGAAAATTACGTTTTTCTAAATACCTTTTTATTCCTTGTACATAATTAATGGCTTGCATAAATGCGCTTATAGAAATTTTCTCGTTTTTTAATTCTATAATTTCAATCAAACCATTTTCTACAAAACGTCTTTTATTATCAATTAAACGATATTCAGGTCTTTTAAAATGAATTAAATCAGCAATTCCATAATTACCAATTTTTAATTGTCTTTTTAATTTACCATCTAAGTGTAAACCTTTTTCTGATAAAACCTCTTTATCAGCTTCCCAAATGATTTGTTCCAAATCCTTTTCTAAAAATTTCATACATTCCGTATTTTAGTACATAAAAAAACCCCTTAACTCCGCTGGGTCTCACTTCAGCTTCATTAAGAGGTTTAAGAACTTCTTTAGGTTTTATAGTGTGAGACCAAACCGTGTACAAATATAACGTTATTTACTTATAAAAAGTTGCCTCCTCAAATAAATATTCTTCATTTAACAACTTGCGTTTTATATCCTGTAATTCAGTAGTATTTTTACACTCTAAAATATCGGTCATTAACTGCGTACCGTTGTATTTCTTTCCGTCTTTTTCTATCAAATCAACGTGAATTTTCTTTGGTTCGTAGAATATTTCACGATAATCTTTTACGTTATGTTCATACATTTCGTCTTTGTATCTATTATAGTCGTAGTGTTTCTTTATTCCGTTGATTATAGTAGCGTGTGTCTTATCGAATAATTGTCCTATTTCTACTAATGACATTCCGTCTTTGTGTAGCATCGCATATAAATAGCTTCGCTTGTCTAAAAACCTTCTATAACGCGCCTTAGTTACTAACCCATCACGCTGTATTATTTCTTTTATTTTATCAATCCTGTCTTGCATACATTATAAGTATTATTATTTCAAAAATTAAGTTAAAAATTGTCTTCATTGTCCAACTTCTTTATTAGTTTCTTCATTGCTTCGTATTCCGTGTAGTGTAAACTGAAAATGGTTTTATCTGAAATAGATATATCCCAACCTTCGCCATTACTCCACTTGCATACTTCAATGTAATCTATCGAATCGTTATGATAAATGTCATCTAACATAACCATCGCGCTTTTTCTTTTGTTAAATTGTGCTTTCATTGAATATTATATTATACTGTTGTGTTTAAATTATAGTTTATTGTCAAGTTTATTATGCAAAAAACTGGACATTTATCAGCCTATAACCTTAAATACTCTTTACAAATTAAGGGTTTAACGTTATATACTTTTTACAAGTTCTACTTTGTGGATAATCTTTTCCCAAACGTCAGCTTTTCGTTTAGCATCTTCAGGTGAATTAGCTTGTACAATCTTATAGGATAGTTCCTTCTTACATCCGAAAGTAAACCATATCCAAACCTTATACTTATTCATAACCTTGTAATGGGACTTTTAAACCATAAGATAAGTCGAACCAACCCCACGCCTTTAATAGATGTAGTTTAGAGTATCGTAAGTGTTCTTTAGCTTCTTTTAACCACCACTCTTTAAACTCTACATACTTT